TTAGGCGTTCAGACAGGATGGTTTGGACTTCGGCCAACAGTTCATTCTTTTGCACATTGCGGCTTGCTTCTTTACCCATAACTTTCTCCTTCTGGTTTGGGGTTTTCCTTCCCTTTTTCTTTACGATTTATTATAGCATAATTTTAGAAAATTGTCAACTGTTTTTTCGGGATAAGGCGAAAAAAATTTTTATACAATTTTATGAATAAAAATACAAAATGAAATTATAGATGTTTAACATCTAAATTATTAGCAAAAGAAAAGCCCCGCAATGCGGGGCTGGTGGGTTACGCCAGACGATACTCGTTGGCGGCCTTGTTGTTTTCGATCTTCACGACCTCATCGGCCCAGTAGTTCAGCAAGGCGTACTGAACCTTGGAGGGGCTGAACCCTTCGGGCAGATCGTCCTTGGCGGCTTCATAGATGGCCTTGGCGGTCATGGGCTGTTCGCTCATCACGCCGATCACCACATCATGGGCGAGAGCATAGGCGGTGCGGTTAGCATTGGCCTTGGCGTTCAGGCGATCCAGTTCGTTGGTCAGTTCGTCACGCAGGGCGGCGGTGTCCACGGTTTCGCCATTCAGGTAGGAGATCATGGTTTCGATGGTGTTCTTCTTCATACAGGTAGCCTTTCTGGTTTTCTGGACTTTTCCTTGTCCTTTTTACATTTATATTCTACCACAGATTGTGGAGAATGTCAAGTATTTTTTTGTTAAGTTTTTGTTACAAGGGAGAAGGCAGTTCCCTATCTCGCCATTGAAAAGGGCGTTAGTTTTTTACATGGCACCTTCTTCCCTTGGAACGATTATAGTATAGCATAACTTTAAGAAAAGGTCAAGCATTGGATTTAGATGTTTAACATCTAATACTGGAAGGGGATTATTCCCCTTCCGTGAAACTATACATTCCATCACGAACATATTTTTTCACATATTCGCCATGGTGGATAATCTGGCCATTGATTTTAATAGTATAAGGAGTAAGACGGGCGCGGGGCAAAATTTTATTTACTTTATAATCTTTATCGCGTTCGGCCCCACGATTGAAACACTCTTGCAAAATGATTGCTTCAATATCTACATCCATTGCACCCATGTGCGCTTCATCAAAATCATTTTCGCCGCTAATATAGCGGTAAACAATTTCTGCGCTGGCTTTATAATTTCCAGTATCTGTAAAATACTGGTGTTCTTCGCAAAAGTTCTTATATTCTTGCGCGTTGGTGATAAACTGGCTGGCATAGCCCCAGATATCATGCACAGGAATATTTTCCAACGGATTGTTACATTTGAACCAGTCACAATTAAAAGAAAACACTTTATCGTCAAAGTCGCTGTTATAAGCATATGCGGCGGCCACTTTATATTGAATAATATCGCGGTGCATGGTGCGCATTACATAGCCCCATTTATCCATGATGGCCTTTTTAGACCGCATAAGTCCAACATACAAAGGGCGCTTGTCCTTGTAATATGCGCTCTCAAACAGCGGCAAATTGTGCCAAGTTTGCTCAATCACAAAATGACGCCGGAGCAATTCTGCGCCCTCATCATTGAAAATGGCATATCCCACATCATAGCAGAAGGGCTTGTCAAGAGAGGTCGTTTCGGTATCAAATACCATGTGATTCATACGGGTGCCTTTCTGGTTTGGGGAGTTGTCCTTCTCCTATGGTTTTATTATACTTGAAGAAAATGAAACTGTCAAGAATGGAAATTAGATGTTTAACATCTAAATATTAAAAGGGGAATTTATTCCCCAAATTTTTCGTCTAATACGACGGATTCAATATCATAACGGCAATCATACATGCCGTAGTCATCGCCACATTTTGTAGTAATGGTTACATCGTCACCATCTTCTTCCTTTTCGACACGATTGGTAACATCATCTGGTTCAAAATCATCGAGAAGATAGGAATAAACCGCTTGAATAGCATTTTCTTTTGACGAGTAAAAACCTTCATTTTGAGTTTCTCCAATAGGGCTGACTCCATTGAGAACATATTCCGTTACAATCCAAATTTTCATATTTTTCCTTTCTGGTTTTAGGAAGTTTTCCTTCTTCTTTCTTACGGGATTATTATATCATAAAGTAAAATGAAATGCAAGTCTTACTTTTAGATGTTTAACATCTAAATACAAGAGGGTGATTACTCACCCGCCAGAAGTCTTTTCAAAACTTCCAAAATCTGGTTTGGCTCATACGCTTCGCCCTTCCATTCGTGGCGATTCTGCGCCTCATCGTCAAACAGAATATCATCATCATTTTCCATGAAGGCAGATTTCGGCGTGCCGTAGGCTACAATACGGATAGCGTCCCAGCTCACCGACCGTAGATGCTTTTTCAGCCATACCAGCTTCGCGGTGGTTACAGCTTCGTCATATTCGGGCGTGGGGCACTTAGAAAGCCAACTGATAATGCCAATCTGATAGCCAGCTTCCTGCAAGCGGTTAAGATAGCGCGCAAGCAGGCTCATATTCAGCATAACCTCAGCTTCTGCGTAGGGCGTGGGGTCATAGGCGCGGAGCATAGAAAGCCAACCTTCGACCGCGTACAGGTTGCCCAAAGTGCCATCCATGTCAAACCAGATAGTTTTCATCGTTTCATTCCTTCCTTTCTTCGTGTATAGTATATCATAGAATGATGAAGAAGTCAAGGGAAGATTTTAGATGTTTAACATCTAAAATAATATACTACCGTTAAAACGGTAGTTCGCTGCACATGTAGCGCAAAAATTTTTCATCTTGTCTCCATACCTTATATTCTATCATTTCTTTGCCGGTGATTTTGTCGGTATAACTTCTAAGCCCGCCACCGCCAAGAAGGCGAAACAGAAAGCCACGAGTATGACTATATGTTTCATAAATCGGATAATATTTGATTTCGACTGCCACTTTAATCATTTTAGTTCCCTTTCTGGTTTGTGATGTTTTCCTTCATCTTTCTTACATGAATATTATAACATAAAAGGTTAAAAAGTCAATATGTTAATTTAGATGTTAAACATCTAATATACAAAATAAAAGAAAATCGCCCCGAAGGGCGATTTTTTTACTTCCGCCGATACTGATTCGGCTTGCCCTCGATCTTAACCACTTCATCCTTCCAGTAGTTAAGAAGGCCATACTGCACCTTGTTCTTCGTGGTGCCCTCGGGCAGTTCAGCTTCACAGGCGGCGAACAGGTCAGCCACGGTCATGGGCGCGTCGCCCAGCTTGGAGAACACGACTTCGTGGATGGCGTCGTATTCGGCGGCCTTCGCATCCTTCGCGGCGGCGTCCTTTTCCAGCTCAGCTTCCAGCGCGGCCTTCACTTCGGTGATGTCTACATTCTTGCCGTTCAGATAGTCAACCAGGGTGCGCAGATCGTTCTTCTTCATAGTCCATACTTCCTTTCCGGTTTGGTGGGTTTTCCTTCCCTTGATTACGTGATAAGTATACCATAGATTTAGAAAAAGGTCAAGAGGTAGATTTAGATGTTTAACATCTAAATTATATCCGCTCATTGCATGAGCGGCATGGAAATAACTTTAATGGTAGCAACTGGAAATTCTTTATGGTTTGCATCAGTGCCCCAAACAAAAATTTGTAAGGTGTCACCGCACTTGACTTCTTGATGTATCCATAAATATCCATTGTATGGTGCATCAAAAGTGTTGATGAGGTCATGCGCCACCTTATCTGCTAATGAAAAAGAAGCGCAAGCCATGTCAATAGCGGGCAGACAATTTTTTAATTCAGTGATAACTAAATACACTTTTTCCATATTTCATGCTCCTTTCGGGATTTTCTATCCCTCTTTGTTACATTGTTATTATAGCACAAATGAAAATGAAATGCAAGTATCAAAGTTAGATGTTTAACATCTAAAACTGATAAGATGGATTACAGGCAATCCATCTCTGCCAATTTCTCGGTGTCCTCGCATCCGCGCTCATAGCCGTAGTGCATGCCTGCCATATAACAACAACTCATCAGCATGATGTCGCGGTCGCTGGGCATAAGTTCTTCGCGGCCATAGGTGCCGATCATCCAGTCTACAAACGCGGCGGGATAAGAGGTATTACGAATTTTCTTCAACATTTTTCTTTCCTCCCTTTCTTTCAATAAGAGTATATCATAAAATAAATAAAAAGTCAATAGAACATTTTAGATGTTTAACATCTAATATTGAATTTGGGCATTATGCCCAAATTGTTTTTCCATTTTCTGTATATCTGGTCTGATTGCGATCAACGCGCTTTTTCAGATAGGGAGGAATTTTTTTCGTTCCTTCGTACACCGTTACCAGCTCGCGGAAGGTGGTGACATACATGGTCACGACTTTCAGCTTGTCCGCAGTCTTGATAATGGTGATACCGGTGTCGGTTATGCAGGTATAGCAATTATGCACAAACTTTTCCTTGACAATTTGTCCCATCCCAATTTCGCTGACGATGTGCTGTACGCGGTCGGCCCGCTCGATGCGGCAGTGATAGCTCATTTCCATGGTGACAACTCCTTTCCTTTTTCTGATTAGAGTATATCACAAAGGAAATGAAAAGTCAAGAATAAGTTTTAGATGTTTAACATCTAAATTAAATCTCCTTATTCAAGGGGAGTAAGGACGAGCAATTTAACATCATTCGGGATATCACTATCAATATATATTGCTTTTTGGCTTCCTGGTTGAAATTCTACCATAATTATTCCCGTGGTTGAACTCATTACATCAGTAGGAAAACCATGGCTTTCTGTAATGGCACGCGCCTTGAATACGGCTGCCCACAAGGATTGAAAAAAATAACCATAGGGAACGGGCTTGTTATCTTGCCAATAAGTAAGTTGATACATTTTTTCTTCCTCCCTTCAATTTTCATATATATAATAACATAATAATAAAGAAATGTCAAGAAAGATTTTTAGATGTTGAACATCTAAAATGCATAGGACGCTTAACGTCCTGATATTATACGATGCAAGCACAAAACAGAAAGTAATGCCCAAGTACCAATTATTATCAATTCCATGTAGTGCCACCCCTTTCTTTCAATAATATTGTAATATATTTTTAGTAAGTTGTCAAGATTAGTTTATAGATGTTATACATCTAAAATAATAAGGGTATACTGTTTAGCAGTATACCAAGGACATATTAGACCATTTCAGAATTGAGATTTGATTATGTGCGCGGCCAATGGTAAGCGCTTCCTTTTTAGTATTTACGCGGAAACTGTGGTCAATATAATAAATTCCTTTTTCTAACCACACGCCGCAGTTGCCTTTGTATTGTGCAACGGCTGTGATTGCGTCCTGTACATTGTCACATTCTACCCCATAGTCTGCAACTTGCCATCCGGATTTATAGGTGATGGACTGATAATTTTTAATGGTCAATCCTTCGGATTCCTTCAAGTTGGCAATCGCTTCGATAGTCTTAATCATGGTTCGTTCCTCCCTCTCTTTGATGGTTATATTATAGCACATTATCTCGTATTATGCAAGACTTAATTTTGGATGTTATACATCTAAATAACTGAGGTGCATTATTGCACCTCAGTTTCGTCAATCCATACGGTATAATTAAGCTCTTTTAACTCTCGCGCCGTGTACTCTGCCTTTTCTTGCGTGCTGTATATTCCTTCAAGTATTGGATTGTATCTGGTTGGGTTGATGTACCATAAGGTATATACGATGCTCTTCATGTCGCTTTCTCCTTTATTTGTTCCATTCTTGTATTTCAATACCGCGTACATTGTATAAATTGATAGTTTTGCTTATCATTTTCCCTGTTGCTGTATTTAGCCACTTAACATGACATAACACTTTACCCTGACGACTTGCCGCGCACCATGGCGTTATATCATTAAAAATCATTGTGGCCGAATCATAATGCGCGCGCAAAATGTTTACAGCTTCTTCCAATGAATTGCATAAGACTGAAAGTTTTTGAGTAGTATCAATTACGGCTTCCAGCTTGCTTGCATGTGCATAACTATATCGAGCTACCAGCTTATCCCAGCTTCCAGCTTTCCAGCTTGTCCCGCGCGTGTATATAGCCATTGCGCGCACAAGCGCCCGCGCGTCGGTGACGGCATACTCTTCTCCTGCGGTGAAGGCATGTATAATCTGGTCACCAGATTTGACAATAGCGTTTTTGGCCCCAGATTTTCCATTTGTTACAATTTTGTTACAATCTTCATAATTCTGTAACATTTGTGTTTTCCTCCCTTCCTTTGGTACATCTGTATTATACCATATTGTCATATAACTGTCAAATTTCGATTTGGATGTTATACATCCATGTGTTTTTTGGTCAATTATTGACCAGATAAAACATATAAGTTATTACGAAAATATTACATTTTTAACATTTTTGTAACATATGAATGATTGTTCATGTGATAATTGTATACAAGTATATCTGCATATAAGTATATCAGTATATATGTATACAGATATAAAAGTATGTAAGTATATCTGTATACAAGTATACTTGTATACTTGTATACATGCATATCTGTTTAATTTGTGAACATTTTATGAACATTCAAAAAATCCCTTGCTTTTTTCTATTTTTCGTGGTATCTTTTATATGGGCCTTGAAAAAAGGCATTACAAAAAATTATTGGAGGGCAAGACAATGAAAACTACCGTAAAAGAATTAAAACCCCGGGAGAAAGAAAGCATCCGCAACACCGTTTTGAATTGCCTTGACAATGGCAATTCAAAGAATGAAACGCTTGCCGCCGTCATGCGGCGAATGATTGCTCTTGACGTGGTGGAAAACGGTGGTGCATGGAACGCTCTGCTTGCAACGGCGGAAAGTTTTTACACCGTGGAAAAAGCCCGCCGTGACCATGTTCCCGCTTATGAAATGCTTGCTCAATATGCGGCATGGAAAATCATGGAAAGCCGAAAAGTCAACGACTTCGGCGCGTTTGGTGACTTGCTCGAAGTTGCAACGCGGTTGATTCTCAAAGGTCAATTTGCTTTGATGAATTACAACGACTTGCATGTGCAAAAAGGCGGCAATACCGATTTAACCGCGAAAAACATTCGCTTTGAGTTGGGGCATAATGGTAAAACATTTGCCGACAGCACCCCGGAAAATTGGGTGGATGGGCCTTTTGAAGGCGTCATTTATGGCGTGTTTGATGATGAAGAGATAGCGACAATTTACCATGCCGCCGCAAAGAATGACTATATGCAAGTTGCAAATTTGATTGCTGATTGCTTGTATGTATGGCAGGAAAAAGAGGATTTTCTCTCCTTCATGTTAAATGTTGGCACTCGTTCCCACATGATTACATGGAAAGCAACGGCGCGCCGCGCGCAAGTTGTCTACAATCCGTCAACGCATAACGCTTTTATAAAGGCGGCGGAAAAAAACGCTTGCACCTTGCGGGACTGGGTAAAACGCAACTATACAAGAAATAACTTTATCAAATAATCACCCCGGGCGGCCATTGAAAAATGGCCGCCCATTTTTTTATAACATTGTTAGTCGTTTTTAACTTATTATTTCAAATAGGGCCAGGCCATACCAGAATTTTCCAGTTAAAATAGTCTAACTTTTACACTTTAATGTGTGAAAATCAAAGGGCGGGGCGTAGTTTTAGGCAATTTGACTTTCTTTGACCTTCGCCCCATGGGCCCTCCACATTTTCCACCAACCGAAAATTTTTCAAACTAAAAACTTCAAAACTAAAAACTTCTAAACCCCAATACTTGACATTCCAATGTCCCGTGTGTTATAATGAAAGTAGCAAGGGAAGATATTCCCGGAGGTGACACTATTGAAAAAGAAATATTCTTTAGATTACAATATTGAACGCGACATCGACAGGGTAGCCGCGATTCGTGATATATTAGATACATTAGATACAGACCCCACTCCAACTGAACTTGAACAAATGGGCTCTTATATTCTATATGGAAAAGACGAAAATGGCCTCAATGCAGTTCAAAGAGGCGAAACCACAGACGGCAATAAACGTTATGGTTCTTATAAAAAAACTGACGACAAATTGTTATCGTTGGATGAAATTTTAGAAAACCCCATGGCCGACCAACAATCTTTGCGGCCTTCCAATACTAAACAAGTGTATACAAAAAAGAAACAAGAAATTAAAAGACCCAAATACGATAGGCAGGGCAATTTAGTCGATCCCGGCGATTCCGATGTTCCTGGCATGAAATAGATGTGGGAATGGATTGACCACCTAGAACATGTAATAGCAATAAATGAAGGAAAGGTCGCGCCAGACGAAACTTCCACCATACTAGACAATGGTTATCGCCTTTATTAGTTGAAGCATTGGCTTATAGATTTGCGGCGCCATCAATATTACTTAAAAGATTCCTATAAGCCTACCCTACACTTCTAGTCAATGGACCATCCGAAGCCCGCTTTCTATGATTGGACATGTGACTCCTTCTATTGGATGCCGCTCGATAAGTGGCAAGAACGCGTCGATAATGCCCTTCTCCACTCCATATCCAAAAACCTTGATGACTATGAGACCCGGGTAGATAATGCGGGAAACATAGAAGTCAAGTGGGTAGTGCGGCGCCATACCTTTGATTGGGAAAATCCATTACATGTGCGCGCCCTCATAAATTATTATGATGCTTTATATGATTAGGTTCATGAAAAACTTGATACCTATGGCCGCGCCCTATTATTTGATTTTGAACGCTATCGTGCTATGTGCGATTTCTCCGAAGTGCGCGAATACATACTAGATAAAAAAATTGAAAAAATGCCTTACTCAGAAATTGTGGAAAATTTATAGATAAAATATGGCTTAAAATATAATGAAAATCATTTATGTACGATACTCGCAAAAGAGATACCAGATAAAATTGCGACCGCAGCAAAAAAGCATAGGTTAATGATAGATACACCAGAAGACCAATGCAAGAAATGTTATACATGCGGCCGCCTATTGCCGCGCGATGCTTTATTCTTTGTGCGCAACCGAAGCCGCAAAGATGGCTTTTCTTCCAATTGTAAAGAATGTGAAAGAAAGCGCCGCATACAAAAAGGAGGTCAAACAGAACATGATAGAAGAAATAAAGAGTCGTAGATGTCTACGATGTAAACAGGATAAACCTGAATATAATTATGCTAGTACCCCCTCAAAATTTTTTCCAGGACATCGTTCTCTAATTTGTACATAGTGCCTAGAAACCTTGGTGCCGCAAGATAACCTAGGCGAAGTGGACAGATTATGCAGATATTTAGATGTGCCTTTTGATCTCAACAAGTGGACAGAATTGTACAAGATACATGGTGATCATACTTTGACGGCCTATTTCAATACTCTTTTAGACGATCACTATTCTGCTTTACAATGGTCTGATGAAAATGAACGATGGCGATTAGCACGATAGGAAGGAACCATAGATGATGAAATTGAAGCCATTAGCGCGGCTAAAATGAAAAGATTGAAAAAAGATTGGTCGCCTGCCTATAAGCCCGACGAGCTATTGTTTTTAGAAGATTATTATAATAGCATTTTAGCGACGCAAAATGTTTCAACTCCCATCTTGAAGCATTACGCGCGCGATCTATGTGAAATTGAATTGAGAATCAAGAAAGGATTGCGAGAGGGTGTAGATATAAAGAAGGATATGGATGCCCGCGATAACATTATAAAAATCGCCAAATTTGAGGCTTCCAATGCTAAAAATGCCGCCGATTTTGAATCCGTAGGAGAACTTATGGTATATTATGGTAAAAAAGGTTGGCATCCAAAATGGCATATTGAGCCGCAAGATTCCGTAGACTTCACAATGGAAAACATTCAAAACTACTTGAAACGTCTAGTAGTGAATGAAGGCAATTTTGCTGAACAAGTAGAAGATAAGCGCGAACATTATAATTTGACTGAACGTCTTGAAGCAATTGAAAACGAGACAGTTGAATTTGATGAAACCGCGGATGTGGAATACGAAGGTGACGATGAATTGGCGGGTGAGTTGCATGAGTGAATTCGGCACGACCTCGACTTACATGATAGATGGTATTCCAATTGAAAAAGGCGTAGTGCTTACAAAAGAATACCTAGATGCCAATCAAGAATTATTTACTAAGTATCTAAATCTATGGATATTGTATCCTGATTTATTTTTGGATGCGATACAAAGTAGTGAAGATAAAAAGTATTTTCACCTCTTCTTCTATTAGCGGATTGCTTTACGTGCCAGTATGCGCTATCGCTATCACTTCTGGACAGCAACTCGCGCCACTTCAAAATCATTTATTGCCTATCTTAGCGCTTGCGTGCGGGCGGTACTACTTCCGGGTTCTACCATCTTTATCGCATCAGATGTTAAGGGCACAGTAATCAAGATTGCGGAAGCAAAATTCAATGAAATCTTTCGTCACTGGCCTCTCCTTCGTAATGAGCTTAAAACCCGTGCGGACGATGGAAAGCAAGGTGAAAAGAAAAGCGGCAACTACTATGAACTAAATTTCAAAAATGGTAGTACTATTACAGTAGTTTCCAAAGATACGAGTCGTGGTTTGCGCGCCACAGCAGGTATTTTAGAAGAAGCCGCGACTATTGAAGAGGAAGATTACAATGAAGTTTTGCTTCCGCAAATGAACGTGGCACGTCGTGAAGTCGATGGCTATTTGAATCCAGAAGAGCCATCAGCCTCTCAGACCTTTATTACAACCGCACGCGAAAAAACCGTATATATGTATGGTAAACTAATTGAGTGCGCCGTAAATGCGGTTTTGCGCGCACAAGAATATTTTGTATGGGGCCTTTCTTATGAAGTCCCTCTACATTATGGACTAATTGATAAAGCTACTATGATGGATTAGCGTTATTCAACTACAATGAGTGAAGACTCATTTGCGCGCGAATCTCTTTCAATTTGGACCGGCAACAATAAAGATGCTTGGTTAGATTCTAAACGTCTAAATAAGAGACGAACTTTATTGAAATGCGAGCGCAAAGCATAGGAGAATCCAACTAATCCTAAGACATTTTATATGATAGGGGTTGACGTAGCTAGATATGCAGCAAATACTGCTGTTATGGTAATAAAAGTTTTACCCAGTGTAACAGGATTTAGTAAAAAGGTAATTTACACAGAAGTCATTCATGGCGCGAACTATATTACTGAACAGGCCCCTCGGCTCAAGAAACTAATACAATTATATAATCCAAGAGAAATTGTTATAGACGGTAATGGTCCTGGCATTGGCTTGTTGGATGCGATGGTTCTACCATCGTTTGATGCTAAGACCGGAGAACAATTTCCTGCTTATTTTGCTTTCAATAATGAACATCATTTGCCTCCTGAAAAGAAAACAGAGGGTGAGTAGCCATGGCCCGAATATCGTGCTATTATATATGATATAAAGGCGGGCGCTTCAAATGATGATGCTATTCACTCTAATTTTTTTGCGCAAGTAAATAATGGCAGCGTGTCATTCTTAGCGCATGAAAGAATAGTAAAAGATAAATTGATGAAAACAACTCGTGGCCGTAAAATGTCGTTATATGACAGGCGAGTATTCTTACTTCCTTATGAAATGACCTCTCGCTTGATAGATGAATTGAATAATTTGCGGCTCAAACCAACCGGGGTTTAGAATTAGTTCAAGGTGGAGCGTATTTCACGCTCAATTGAAAAAGACCGTTTTTCAGCTCTTGAATATGGATTATATAGAATAAAGTATTATGAAGATAAAGCTATTCGTGACGCTAAAAAGAAAAATATTAAATAGTATGCCTTTTTTAGTCCTAGAAAAAGGGGGTGATATAAATGGCAGAACATCAAAAGTATGATTTTAGTAATTTTAAACTTAAAGTTATACGACGTGCCCCACTTAATGAACGCACTTATAATAGTCGTTGGCATTATAGAGATAATGACAGTGTTCAAAGTGATTTCACTTTGGACGAAATTTTAGAAATTATTCGCAGCGGAGATTTGAATAGCTTACGAGAATTATCTAGATACT